CTATCCCTAAACTTAAAATCGTTTAGGGAAGTCATTAATGTAGTTTGATTTGCTTCAAATCGTTCCTTTTCTTTTAATGTTGTATTATAAAGCTTTGTAACTGCAGCTAATAGAATGAATAAAATAATTATACATATTATGAAAAATTTATTCATTTGTTTTATTTATTAATTATATCCTGATAGTATTTCATATCTAAAAAATCCACCTTCATTTGTACATAATAAAGTTGCTGAATCACCCTTAGCCATATTAAATGTGGATATAGCACCATTCTAATTATATAAATTTACTCCAGAAGGAGGCTCTACAGTTATTACGTATGAACAATTATATCTACAATGTAATGTAAACGTAAATCCAAAATCATTTGGAAGAGTAGAGTAACCAAACTAACTTTCAATTATTGCTTTCGTTGGCAATACCAATGAATAATTCTGATAAGCAGTTATTATAATAATATCCTATATCGATGGAACCCATGTATTTGTTGAGCCCATAACCCAATATGCTATCTTATCTGACATAACTGTTGAAGCCTATATTGCTCCTATAGCTTTTAATGCTATATTTTTCCCTGATGAATTTTTTACAGATATAAGTGCACCATAATTGTCTGTTCCATATGCTCCAGTTGATTCATGGTTTTGTAGATGTAATAAACATCTAGTTGCTGTAGTTGCAGGGAGAATGCTTCCTCCAATTCCTGAAAAAACACCTGCTGTATCATTTCTAAAAATAAGAGCTGCATCATTAGCAAATCCAGTATTTGTTAATGATTGACCCTATATAGTAAATCCAGCAATTTTTCCAGCCAATGCAGTTAATCCAGTCCTATCTAATCTAACAACTTCTGTAGGAGTAGAATTGGCATTTAATACACTTATTACCCCATCATAAGATTCAGTTCCACTTGGTCCTCCAACAATTAATGTTTTATCTATTTTTAATCTGTCTACACTCATCTTTCCTACCGTAATAGATTCAGCATTGATTGCAACAGCATTTACTTGTGCTGCAGTTAATGTACCTGTATAAATTCCATTTGCATCAATTTTTGTTAATTTGTCAGTAACACTTGACGCATCTGTTATATTCGACCATTTCATTGTAACTGCAGAGCCAAATGTTAATGCTCCAGTATTTGCCACATATGATATGGAATTATTGCCATTACCAAAAACCCAACTTCCAGTATTCGCATCAATTTCAAATGTTTTTGTAGAATTATAAAAACCAGCAATCCCATTGGATGATGTTCCCAATATTCTATACCCCATTGCAACACCAGTATATTGATTCGATTCATTTTTTGATCCAGTAAATATTTTTGGTGAAATCATTTTATCAGATCCAACAACTGTAGATCTTCCATCCCAATCGCTTACCCAATCCAATAATGGACCTGGGAAGCCTTTAGACAAAACGATCTATTTATTAAAAGTGCTTAAAACGGAATTAAAATAGACTTTTATCCTTATTAATCCAATACCGCTCTTGTCTCCAGCCGCTCCAGTATATCCAGTTACGCTTACTTTTATGGTTGTTTCATCTCCTAATTCATCTTGCCTAAGAGTTAATTGGCCTCCAGTTGGAAATTCAATCTAAAAATAAGTACCAATTCCAGAATAAGGGAGAACGGTTGTGCCTCTATAAACATTTATATTAGTATAATATTTACGTGGAGAATTAAATATGGTAGAACTGAATAATCCATTTGATTCGCATGGAACAGTAAACGCTTCATTACTTAATACTATTGTATAAGAATCCTTCCCATCACGAACCATTATAACGGTCTACTAATCAACCTTTACAGTTCTATTAGAATCAGAATATAAATTACATCTAACTGCCTTATACGTTAAATCTAAATTGAATGATATATACGTCCCTTGTCCAGCTCCATATGATATGAAATTTGTTCCATCTGTAGAGTACTCCATATCAAAATATCCATTAAAAGCTGTCCTAGATGTACCAATAGTCTAATAAAAATTAAAAGTAATTTTGTTTGGAGTGACAATATCGTAATCACTTTTGTTCCATGTATAAAAATCTGGCACAATTTCATATACAGTAGGGCTAACTCCATTGCTACCAGACGCTCCAGCTTTTGATTTCTTTATATCAAATCTTTTTGTTATTTGAGAATATCCTGTTCTATTGGCTACAAAATCAACATATCCAGAATCAACAGATATTCCAGTAACTGTATAAGTGCTTCCAGATTTCGTTCCAGAAACGCCTGATTCAACAAATGTTATAGTCCAATTTGCTGTATCATCTATACCTCCATTATATATATAAATCCTACTAGATGCTCCACTAAAATTTGGATTGTTTCCATTTGCATCAGTAGGTATTGAATGAGAATCATTTGTCAAGAAAGCACTAATGCTATTTGAGCCATCTATCCCATCTGTTCCATCAAGCCCATCACTTAACTTGCTTATTGATATAACATCAAAATAACTTTCAGTAGTAGATTGATCAAGATATACATAGCAATATATTGATAACGATTTATTTGATTGCCATATGGTTGACCAGTCTTTATCTTCATGAGACCCAGACGGATAGATGTTTATTGAATTAACAATTCTTTTTTCAGTTATTTGCTCATCATTATATATTGTTTCATAAATAACTACATCGTTTATTTTCCATTGAAATTTGGCTTCAGTTACATTCTCTGGTTTAATCCCTTTTAATGTTCCTGTTAGCGGGATTGATGATTTATCATATGTTTGACTTATTTTATCATAAATAAATATCTATTCTCCAGTAATCTCAACAGATGTAAAGTCTTGATCTACAGTCCCATCAGAACCTTTCTCAACAAATACTTCCCAAAAATCTGATATTCCAGGAATAGCCTATAATTCAGCAGTATTAGTGTGTTGCACAATACATCTATATGCAGAGCCATTATATGATATAATATCGTTTAAATAATATGTATTTGTATTTCCAGGAATCCACGCTCCTTTTGTAGCCCCAATAGGATACTCTCCAGAAGGGTCTTTTACTATTAATTTCCCTTTCAGTAAAACATTATCACAATACAAACCATAACCAGTTATTCCATTAATACCAAGGTCAGATAACTCTCCCATCCTTAGTCTCAATGATCCATTTTGACCTATACCTGTTATAATTTCAATATCATCATAAAATCCATCGGCATTTGGAGCTCCAGAGAATAAATTTGGATTTCCAAGATTATCATACATTGTTATCTGATTTCTTGTTCCATCTATATCAATAAACCTTCTTCTATTTTTGTTTTTATATACTCCTTCGTTATCAGTAAGTAGATTTGTTATTCTGATTAACGAGTCGTTCGCTTCTATCGAAAAATCCTTGAAAATGGAAACAGGATTTCCTTCATTATCTCTCTAATATATAACATTGTTTCTAAGATGATTAGATTTGATTGCAATATACTTATTTGTTGAGTATGACACATATGCATAGTATCTTTTTGCTGTAAGTCCAGATGCAGTTTGGCATAACAATACATCACCTGCTATAAATGGGCAATTCTTATCAACATCTAGAGTATCTTTTTCTATATTATCTGTTAAATTATTCTCAGAAGGAAAAGCTGGAGTTGTAGGGAGTGATACATAAGCATCATTATCGTCTTTTTCAGTTGATTCCTTAAAAGTTACAAAATAATAATATGAGTTTGCTTCAAGGGTTCCATAATTTCCGTTATAAGTTACGTTTGCCGTTTGAAGCTCTTCAGCAGTAGGTTTTCTGTAATTATATGAATTAATAACAGCTCCGTCGGTAACAAGAATATGACCTCCAGTAGCATATGCTCTTTCTACCTCTAATGATTTTAAAACCATTTTGTTTGCCACAAGAGAGTCTCGCACAATTAGATTGTCTATTTCTAAATTCCACTTTGAATCAGAGCCTCTTGTTAATCCAAATCCTCTACCACCATCCCAATGAGTAATATTTATAGTATTAAAATCAGTTGAGACCATCTTTTTATCAGTAAAAAATGGCCCATTCATTTTTAAAGACCCATGCGCAATGATATTATAGTCATCAGAGCCAGACGCATCCCCTCTAATACCTATATTATTATTTAAAACATGAAGTATTTTATATGACTAGTTCTTTATTAAAAACTCTTTAGTATTATAATTTATCAAAGATTGATCTAATATATTGACGGATGATTTCATCCATTTTTCATCAGATCCAATTTTCAACCCATTAAATATACCATTTTGCATTGCATCTATTTCATTAAGATACAATAAATTTTCTCTTGATTGGTTTTTAATTGTAAGTCCATTTTTGATCAGACCACCTTGGTTTCCAATATAAAATGTCTCCCATGATGATATCTCATTTGGGTATCTTGAATTTGACAATATATAATGAGTTTTTTCATCATTGACAAATACAATCATTCCATCATAAACATCATCAACTGTGAATAGTTTTACATCTTGTAGTGATGACAAAAATTGTCCAGCATTTAATATAAGCCTATATTTTTGTTGCCCAGATAGCCTTTGTTCATTAATATAAGATAAAAAGATTTGATTATCATCATCGCTTCCAGATATAGGTATTAATGTTTTGTTATGTATTAAATATAATACATTGCCTTTTGTGTCATATAAAAATGTTCCATTTGAATATGATGATAAATCAAGATTGTCCAATCCGTCAATATCTTTTATATTTAAATTTCCGCCAGACCATGATCCATCAGTATTAAATGGCAACTCATAAAACTTATTTCCAACCTATATCTATACGCTACCAAGAGTCTGTAATAATAAATCTCTTTCGAGATTTCCAAGTATTACTTTTTCTTTAGAAGAAACAATCCCTACATTTGCTATAGGGATTGTTTTTCCATTATATTCTATATTCAATGAACTCATATTATAATTCTTTATATTCAGTTATTGCGTCAAAACATGGACATGATTTTATGTATTCATTTGGAGTAATTTTGCCATCTTTATTTAAATCTGGACTAGTATCTCTATGGCCCATAACCTTTTTAATAGGATATCTTTCTTTTATATCCAGTATTAAATCTATTAAAGACTATTTTTGCTCAAGAGTCCTTGTGTCAGAGGCTTTGCCATTTTTATCAAGACCACCTTCATAACAAATACCAATTGAATTTGAATTATATCCAACCGTATGAGCTCCAGAAAGCTTTTCGTCTCTTCCCTTGTGTATTGTTCCGTCTTTTGTGATATAATAATGATATCCTATATTTTTGAACCCCTACGCTTTATGCCATTTTGTGATTTCTTCTAAAGAAACATTATTTGTTACCTTTGTCGCAGAACAATGTATTATTATATATTTAGGTGTGTTCATGAGTTCTTAATTTCATTGTTATATGGATTTTCATCGTATAATTGCAAAATCTCCGCTTCAATCCTCTTGTCGTCATTCTAGACTTTCTTTGTTTCAATCTTTTCTTTTATCTTGTTGGCTTCTTTCCTGATATCATAATCATATTCTACCTTTTTAAGTTCAATATCAGTGTTTTGCTTCTGCATATTTTCAAGTGCATTCTTCATCTTTTCATATTCAGATTGCATTTGCTTAATTTGTTGTTCATATTGGGCTATAGCCTATGACGCTTGTTGTAATTGATTGTTCTCTTCATTCTGTTTTTCGAATGATTTCATAAGCTTATATTTCATATCAGTTAAACTTTCTGCTCCAACAGAACTCAATATAACATCTATTCCAACTTGTTTTGATTTGATAAGTTCATATGTTAGCTGTTCTATCTTCATCATTTCAGTCGTAACATCTGTGTTGTCTGCAATATGAATATCATAATCAGTAAATGAAAAATATTTCGGATCGATAGTAAATATTTTCTGTAAATAATCACCTAAAACATAAGATCCAACAAGTCCATCTTTATAGGTAATTTTGCTTGCATTAAGAGAATCTATAAGAAGTTCGTTTATAATATTATCCATTACCTGGAAATACTATTTAGTAATAATTGTTGATTGATTTATTCCGACCTATACATTTGTCACCGCATCACGTTGCTCTATACCGCCAAGCTATTCCTTAAATACGCCTGTAATGGACGAACATGTGGCTTCTGTTGCTTCTATAGCTAAATGAATAGCCTAGATAGCCTAACCAGATAAGGTGTCGTCAAATCCGCTGTATATCGTATTTAAATTCTATTCTCGCCCCTCCTATGCAGTATTAATCATTGCAATACCCATCTTTTTCTTATAAGCATTCCATTTTAAAACCCTCTCCTATGGAGTTTTTCCAAGAAAACTTGGGAGCTATGAAACATCAAGAAAATCACCTTTTACACCAGAACTAGATATTAAAGAATCTCTAAAGTAATGAAGTAAATTATATTTCATTTTTGTTTGATTTAGTTCGTTAGACTAAATCCAATAAAGCTCATATTTTCATATGAGATCAGACTATATCATAATGATATAAAGAATTTATTTTTGTTAATAAAATTTCTAATATTTCTTCAGAAAAGCATTCTGTTGATTTATTATAATTCCAATTTTTAGGTGTGTATAAGTATTCTTTTATTATATGCTTTAATTTAAGTTCATATTCTCTTAATTCTAATTCATTTTTGAACTCAATAATTTTAATTTCTTTTACATTATATCCAAGAGATTTATATTGTCTATATCTTTTTATTTTTCCATTTAATAGATATCCACTTATACCTATTTTATAAAAAGATTCAGTTTCATTATAAAGTTTTATTAAATATAATAATGTTTTTGGAGCATTTGTTGTTGAACATTTTTTGCATCCATTTCCAAGAAATATACTTTCATTATCAAATTCAACTTTTCCATGAATTGGACAAATTAAATAATTCGATCCTTTAGACCTATCAGTATTAGTTATTATAAACTTATATTTATCACCATAAATATATTTTAACATATTTTTAAAATACTTTTTACGATTTATGGCGCTCCTAATATTTGGAGCATGACCAGATATTAACGAGCCTGGATTAATAGATACTAATCCATATTGAGTATTAAATATCATTTTTTCATTCATTCCTAAATACTCTGATTCTGGTTCTATAAGACTATAAATATGATAATACTTTTCTTTAAGCATATTCATAAAATATTTTGTTTTATTAAGAGCTGATATTATTGATGGTTTATAAGTCAATGCAGATCTAGCATCCACTTTTACTACTCCATATTTATCTCTTAATAATATAGGATATGTTAATCCTTTAAACTTTCCCACCACTTCGATTTCTCCATTATATAGAGTCTCTACTTCTTGTATAAATTCTTTTTCTGTAAATTTCATTTTTAATAATTTATAAAATTTAATATCATTCTCCGCGCTTCGATTCCACTTGGAATCTACATAATAGTCGTTGAACCTTCCTTTTAAAGGCTTGGCTGCTGATTGGCATAACATTGTTTTAGCGTTCCAGCAATTCACGGAGTTTATACAGGACCAATATTAATCCTGTAAAGGCATTGTGGCTATAACTAAAGAAAATGGACGCCCATTCCTATCAGAATATGACATACCATTAATAGATAAAGTACATCTGTTTGGATGCTCAATACTTCTTACCACATGTTCAGATTTCCCAAGTTCTATATATATATTTGTTCCAATTCTGACAGCCTCATATCTGTCAGTTCGGAAAAATCTTTTACCATCTTCTTCTACTTCTGTATTAGACAACCATTCGACTTCATATACTGGATAATAGTTGTTATATATTTTTGATATATCATTATCATATGCAGCATCTGTAGTTGATACGCCCACATTTGAAACTATTGACCCCTCTGGAGATCGTATATACATAACATTGGCAGAATAATCATTGCCTATTCTTATTTGCGAGTCAATTCTTTTTATGTCTTCTCTAGATAATTTATCTCCATACTTGCTAATTATCTATTGTTTATTCATGTATCTCCTGATTACTGCTCTCGTAGAGTCCTTGACATAAGGAGAATTTACATTTTTTTCGTAAAAGACATCTATAGGATTTAAAACTTCAATATCTGGAGTTTCTCCTATTTTTGGTATTGTTACTTTATAAAAACATTCACCTGTAACCAATAAATCTAGCATTAATATCTTTTTCTTATTATCTAAATCAATATTTTTGCTCTAGCTTAAAAACCTAAGCATATGCTATGCAGCCAACTCATATTCCGATATAAAATTTCTATCAAAATCTTCTTGTTGTTTTTTCAATGCTTGATCAGATGCTATGTCTATTGGTGGTTTGTTTTGTTGTTTTTCTTCTGGAGTCATAAAATGATACACAATATTATTATGCAATGACTCTTTTATAGAATTCATATGCAACTTTTTAATTTCAAGCTGCTTCTATCTATGTATATTTGATAATGTCTCTTTATCCTTACATGTTATTTTTGGAGTAACTCTTGTTTGTAGATGTCTACCAATTAAGGCATCAACATGTCTCTTTATAAGAGGAATAAATTGTATGCTTGTTGGAGATCCTATACCATAATTTTCTTCAATAGCTCTATATTGATCTTTGTCTACAACTCCATTATAATAATTGTAAGCCTTTCTTAAATGATCTTTATCTGTAATCAAGTAATTACAGATGTGATCTGTCATTTGCTAAATGTAATCAGGATTAGATTTTTCCTTCTCAGTTAACAGTTCCGATAAAACATCTATTTCTATCATCCTTATTTTGTATAATTTATTTAAATTTAAATAATTTGCAGTATTTAACAAAGGTCAAATGTTTTAATCTTAATTCTGCAATCAATTGATCTATGCAATCTTGCTCTGATTCTGCTTCGATGAATAACTGTATAGGTCTAATCCAATTGCCTTGCTCTAAAGTAATATTATAAGTATCTCCTCTTTTTGTAATAGCAATATCCTTTTCATAAATTTTCCCTTCAATAGTTTCAAAATAGTCATAAATGACCTATTTTATGCTTAAAAACTCCCCCATGATGAATCATTTGAATATGTTAATTTTTTGTAGCCCTTCTCATCTGTTATCCACTTTATATCTCCAAGCTCATTCCATTGCTATTCTATTGGATCTTCTTTTTTGACAACTATACCCATCATATCTTCATCACCTATTTCCGTATAAACCATTGCAAGGACAATGTCAAAGCGTCCTTTTGCTTCATATGAAAACTTCTATAGCTATTCAAGCATATCTATAAACCATATATTATAACATGAATCATTTATGTATTGATTTACTAAATCCAATCCATGTCGTATCATTTTTTCAGATCCAGGAGTGCCCCATAGGTTTGATGTCCTTTTATTGCTTGATAATGCGGCTAATGGTCTTTTCATTAGCATCTTATAAAGCATTTTCTTTTCTTGCAACCAAAGTCTAAAACCTATTTTTGTATCTTCAAGATTTGCCTTACATCCATACCAAAACAATATTTTTGCAGCATTTTCATATGCTGTTCTAATGTCTTTTGGTCTTTCAACATACATACATACGTATTTGTTTCCTTGATTTCCGTATATTCTTTTTTTAACAGTTATAGCAAATTTAGAACCATCTTTTCCAACAACAGAGTCTCCCTCTGCATGGTCAATAGAGTCTATACCAGCAACATACAGATTATCTAATGGCTTTCCTATCTCGTCTGTTTGAGGCTCTTCCAATACAACTATCGGTCCATTATTGCTTTCTGTAAATCTAACGCCAACAATTTCATCTGTATTATTGTCTTTATATGTCCAAGACAAATATCCTTTTTTATAAGTTGATGGCATCTCTTTTAAAACTTTTATATTTGTAATTTGCTCGGCAATTTTGTTTTGATCAAAATCATTCTATCCTTGTCTAGCAAAAGCTTCTTCTGGATAAAAGCAATATTCAGAACAATATTGTAACCAGTTCTATGGAGTACTAGCTTTTTCAGCCCTAATTTTTAAATGAAATTCTTTTGCTTTATCCTCATCAGTAACACCTCTATGATCCATAAACTATGGCATAACAGAGAAAGTTGGGATAAAAAACCCAGTATATACATAATCTCCAGTTGAATTATACTTGTTTAAATATGGAAGTATGTTATAACTAACTGGATTTCTAAATATACTTTCTAATCCAGCTAAGTTTTCTCCAGAAGAGTCACCTCCAGTCAGCGACTTGTTATCATACAGGCTCTTTATCCTGCATCTCAATATGTCGCCATATTGCTCAGACTATATCTTCATTCATATTAAAAAAATATGAAGCTGGGATTTCGTGTCAGGATTATATTCTATTTATAGTTTCACCTGTTAGTCGTTTGGCGTTATATAACCATTTAAATTATATCTTCGCAAAGGATTGTCTCATAGAGAGTTTCCCTTTTTAACCCAGTTTTAATGGAGCACTGGATGCTTTCTCTCAAGAAATATGTCTTCATTAATATTATTCAGCATCAGACAAACAATAACTTAATATATATGCTGATTCATGATTCATGTTTTTAAAAATATTATTCATATATTTATATTTAATTAACAATATACAAATATTAAAAATATCAATGATTTAATATAATATCTTTGGGAGAATTTATTTTTTACCCCATACAATTCTTGTTCCAAGTTTTTTCCCAGAGATCGTAACAAGTGCCTCGCTTTGGTTATAAGTTGTTATCAGCCTTGGGAAGCTACCTGCCTCTTCAAATAGCAACAATTCAAGACGAACGCCTCTTAGTTTTCTTGGATTTGTTATAATTGTTCCAAATACTTCAGACTTAAAACTATCTTTTTTTTCCTGCCCCTATGTATCAACTACTGAGGCTCTTCTCCATAATGGTTCTTTCTTCTTCATAGAAGCATGTCTTAATGCTCCTTCTGTGTCTTGATTTAATATCTCTAAAACATCCCATACTTTTTGCAAAACACCATTACCTAAAAGATAATTTTCTTGTGCAGCAATATACATTGTTTTAGAGTTTCTAATAAATGTATACATCCTTGCTCCAATAGATGCTCCAATCTCACTAAAACCTACTCCACGAGCCTTAAATGCACAGACATCTTTTTTAAGGTATTGACATAATTCAATATAATGGAAATATTCATAGTGTTTTGCATAAAAATTTGGATGCATTACATCACGACCTTCAGATGACTTCTCTTTGTCTTCCACAACTAATAGTTTATAGAAATTAAGAAAAAAATAATTATCACCAGTAATTCTGTATTTTCCAATCTTTAATCCATTTTTACATCTATCCATTTCTCTTGTCCAAAATTCAATATATCCTTGAGTTTTAGGAGGGTAAGTGCAATGAACTCCATATTTATCTTTATAGAATACAGTCTACATAAATGCATCTGGATCAAAGTCTAAGCCATTTTCTTTATCAATTGGTCTATATCCAGTTATTTCATAAGATTTAGTGGGGTCAAAGAACTCGATTTTATCACTTATTCTGTAATCCCACTATTCTTCATTTGTTTTGTTTAATTTCATATATTTTATTATTAATCTAACCAACCAGCCTCTACTCCACCTCTGATGCTGCTTTCAGCTTCCTACTCAAGGCGAACCTATTCTTGAAGAACTTTTAATCCATCAACAAGTTTACCTAAATTTGATACGGCAGCAATACCGTCTTTAAT